GCCATTTTGGTCGGGGGCTTTTTTTTTGCCCGCCGCTGATCGTAACTTCAGGCCCCATCAGAACATTGACGAGGTTTGACGCGATCTGTCGCGGCTTGCCATTTTGATCGTCATCTTACAGCCGCAATCACTCCCCGCCACCCCGGCCCCGCCGGCCCCCATCAATCCACCCAGCAGGCCCAGGCCATCCACGCCGCCGCCCATGCGACGAGCGAGGCCGCGATCGTCCAGCCTGAGCCCCAGCCTCCTGAGCCGCCCCAGCCGAACCACTCCATGAGCCAGCCGGTCACAAGCCCGGCTAGGATCGCCACGGCCCACCCCGCCTCCTGGCGGTTGGGTTTGATGTCTCGTATCACTGACGCGACGACGCGGTACCACTTGGCGAGACGACGCATAACGGACCTCCTGTGACTGGGAGCCAGCGCCAGCATATCCGCCCCGTTCGGAACGGGCACCCTGAAACAGTGTAGGGCAGTGTAGGGCAGTGTAGGGATCGTTTTTGGCATCCCTACACTGTTTTTGTTGTTGTAACTGCTTTAAAATCAATGCACTTGCGAATTTCAGTGTAGGGCAGTGTAGGGATCATCTCGAAAAAACTGATTTCAAAAGTCAGAGGTAACAGACACCTAACAAAAGAGGAAATAGAATACGGTATATGTTAGGGTCAAGATGAATAGTTGGCGCAACAGATGCAAAACATCCCTACACTGCCCTACACTGTCGGGGTTAACTCGTTGTAGAATCTATAGTTGGACAGTGTAGGGATCCCCGCACTATCCCAGCACTATCCCTACACTGTCTGCAAAATTTGCAGGTTATGAGGGGGTCTGGGCTCTTGTTACGGTCTTTGTTAGGTACAAAATACAGTCGGGTGATGTTAGGGTGTTTTGAGTGTGTGGTTCGACGCGGTTCGAGGATGTGGGGGTTCGACGCGGTTCGACGCGGCGTTGAGATTTCAGCATCACTGGCGGTATCATATGCCCGCGTGGGAAAGACCGCCAACACTGCGACCACCAACACGACTGACGTGAAGCCACGCCGCCGGCGGCCGCGGCGATCTGCTGTCACCCGTCCGATCGACGGGCTGGCGCCAAAACACGCCATCTTTGCCCGCGAGTACCTGGTGGACCTCAATGCGACCGCGGCGGCGGAACGCGCTGGGTACGCGAGGCCGCACAAAACAGGGGCACTTCTGCTGCGCCGGCCCGAAGTGGCCAAGGTCGTCCGCAAGCACATGGAGGCGAGGGCGGCCAAGACTGCCATCACCGCCGAGTCGGTGATAGACCGCATCAACCGCATCGCCGAAAAGTGTGAAAAGGATGGCGACATGCCCACGGCCCTGCGTGCGCTCGAGCTGCTGGGCAAGCACCTGCGGCTCTTCTCGGACAGGCTGGAGATCGACGTCGGTGACCGCTTGGCCGAGCGGCTGCGGATGGCCCGGGAGCGGCGACTGGTCGGGCCTGGGGCATCGCCTCAGGGGCCAGCGGTGAATGTTGCTCTGCCTGAGATCGTCGCCACCGTCACACCCACCATCACACCCACACCGGAGGATGTCATATGAGCCAACCCACAACGATGAGCCAACCCACAACGAGCACCGCACCAACCGCAAGCCGCTGGCAGATCATGCTCGACGACGGCTGGTTTTTCGCGCCGCCCTGCATGGCCGCCGCCGCGGTCGATCGCGGCATCCCTGTCCGGCTTGTGTGAGCCCCGGAAGAGCCGCTAACCCCAGAAGAGCCGCAATGCCCACCAAAGCTGAGATCGAGGACGAGCTGATCGCCACGATTGCTGGGTTCCAACACGACCCGCTTGGGTTCGTCCTGTTCGCGTTCCCCTGGGGGGAGGCGGGGACCGAGCTTGAGGGCCACACCGGCCCGCGTCAGTGGCAGTGCGACGTCCTGTGTCAGATTGGCGAGGCTCTTCAAGCCGGCAAGCCGCTTCAAGCCGCTGTGAGCGGGGCGATGGCGGCGGCTCCAGTTGCAGCCCCATCTGTCGGTTGGCACATGGAGCGGCCCAAGACTGATCCGATCAAGATCGCCGTCGCCTCCGGCCACGGCATCGGCAAGTCGGCTTTCGTCTCGTGGATCGTGCTTTGGGCCATGTCCACGTACGAGGGCTGCAAGGGCGTCGTGACGGCCAACACCGAGGCCCAGTTGCGGACCAAAACCTGGCCCGAGCTGGCCAAATGGCATCGGTTGGCAATCAATGCCCACTGGTTCAGATTCACAGCGACCTCGTTGGCGTCGATGGATCCCAAGCACGAAAAGACGTGGCGGACGGACTCGATCCCGTGGTCTGAGACCAATACTGAGGCGTTCGCCGGCCTGCACAATCAGGGCCGGCGGCTGCTGCTGGTGTTCGACGAGGCCAGCGCAATCGCTGATGCGGTCTGGGAAGTCGCTGAAGGTGCCCTGACCGACGCCGACACGGAGATCATCTGGGCCGCGTTCGGCAACCCCACACGCAACAGCGGCCGGTTCCGTGAGTGCTTCGGGCGTCTGTCGCACCGGTGGAACCATCGGCAGATCGATTCCCGGACGGTGGAGGGGACCAATCAGGCCCAGTTCCAACAGTGGGTCGAGGACTACGGCGAGGACTCGGACTTTGTTCGGGTCCGCATCCGTGGCCAGTTCCCATCCGCCGGCTCAATGCAGTTTATCCCCTCTAATGTGATCGATGCGGCGATGGAGCGAGAGGAAGTGCCACTGATGACCGACCCGGTTGTGCTGGGCGTGGACGTGGCCCGGTACGGCGACCACGAGTCGGTGATCCAGGTTCGCCGGGGCCGGGATGCCAGGTCGGTGCCGACTGTGCGGCTGCGTGGCGTGGACCTGATGACGCTGGCGGGCAGGGTGGCCGAGATCATGCTCAAAGAGCAGGCCGACGCGGTTTTTGTGGACGCGACCGGCGTGGGTGGCGGCGTGATCGACCGGCTGCGGCAGCTTGGCCTCCGCGTGATCGAGGTGCATTTCGGCGGCACGTCGGACAATCCGCCACCGGACTCCGAGCCAGTAGCGAACAAGGCGGCGGAGATGTGGGCGAAGATGCGGACCTGGCTGCGGACAGGCGGTGCGATCGAGCGTGACCACGACCTCAAGTCGCAGTTGGAATCACGTGAGTACGGCTACAACGTCCACAACGAGATTGTCTTGGAGCGAAAGGACGACATGAAGAAGCGTGGGCTGTCCTCACCAGACCGGGCCGACGCCCTTGCATTGACGTTTGCCTACCCAGTAGCACCGCGTGGTGCTGATGGCAGGAGCCGCGGTGGTTCCGTCCAGCAGTTCGCCCGGCGGGAGTACGAGCCGTTTTGAGGGGAGTGGATGATGGGAGTGGCCTGATCGACGCACCATTGAGAAAACCACAACGCCTGATAGTATCGGCGGTGTGCCGGTTGTCATAGCCGGTTGGAGCATGGATCGCATGGAGCTTCAGACGCCCAGAATCCAGCAAGAGCGGGTGGCCGGCTTGTGGTCGGAGATCAAGCCGATCTGTGCCGCCAACCACGACGAGACGGGCATGTTGCCCGGCGTTCCGCTGGACCTGGCGACCGAGCAGTATGAGCAGCTTGAGGACATGGGCCTGCTCCGCTGCTACACGGCCCGGACTGAGTGGGGCCGGCTGATCGGCTACTCGGTGTTCATCGTCAGCACGTCGCTTCACAGCCGGCGGTGCTTGCAAGCGTGTCAGGACGCCCTGTTCATCCTGCCGGAGTACCGGCTGGGCTCGACGGGCCTGCGGCTGATCCGGTTTGCGGACGAGGCTTTGGCCAATGAGGGCGTGGAGGTGGTGGTCCGTCAGACGACGGCCAACCGCGACATCTCCCGCATCTTTGAGGGGATGGGGTATCTCGAAACTCACCGCTGTTACGCGCGGCGACTGGACCGGAGGATCGACGATGGGCATTGAAGCGGGCGTTGAACAGGGGGTCGCACATGGGCATTGAGACCGCAATCATCGCTGGGGCACTGATCGGCGGCGGCATGTCGGCTGGGACTGCGGCCATGAACAAAGCCACCAAGATGCCGACGATGCCCAACGCCAAAAGCGGCGAGCCGGAAGCGGCCATGAGCCGGGACCGGACCCGCAAGAAGGCGATGGGTGCGTATGGGCGGTCGGACACGATCCTGACCGGCCCGCTCGGTGACGTGGGCCAGGTGTCTGGCCAGCGTAAGACCCTGCTGGGCCAGTGACCGGCTGGGCCAGTGAGCAACCACAGAACGGACGGCACCATGGACACACGCCGCAAGCAGTATGAGTCGATGATCGAACAGCTCCGCAATGAGCGTTCGTCGTTCATTTCGCACTGGACGGAGTTGAGCGACTACTACCTGCCGGTGCGGTCCCGCTGGCTGGTGACCGACCGCAACCGTGGCCAGAAGCGGTACAACAAGATCGTCGACAACACCGGGCAGATGGCGGCCCGTGTCCTCCAAGCGGGCATGCACTCTGGTATCACCTCACCGGCCCGGCCGTGGGTGCGGCTGACGACACCTGATCCGGACATCGCCGAGGCCCCGCGGGCAAAGATGTGGCTGTCGTGGGTGACGAGCCGCATGCTCATGGTGTTCGCCAAATCGAACCTCTACAACGTGCTCCCCACCGTCTACGGCGACTGCGGCGTGTTCGGCACCGCCCCGATTGGTGTGTTCGAGGACGACACGGACGTCATCCGGTGCTACTCGTACCCGGTCGGGTCGTACATGATCGCCAACGATCACCGGCTTCGGCCCACCACGTTCGCTCGTGAGTACGAGATGACGGTCCGCCAGATCGTCCAGGAGTTCGGGCAGCCGGGCGGGAGCGACGAGCAGCGGTTCCGCAACATCAGCCCGTCCGTCCGGCGGATGTGGGAGCAGGGCCACTACGAGCAGTGGGTCCAGGTGGTGCATGTCATCAAGCCCAACGATCAGCGGGACGACACGAAACTTGAGTCGCGGTACAAGCCGTGGCTCTCGTGCCACTACGAGTTCGGTGCCCCTGACGGCTTGTTCTTGCGAGAGTCGGGGTACGACGAGTGCCCGATCCTCTGCCCCCGGTGGCACACCGCCAGCGAGGACGTCTACGGCACCGACAGCCCCGGCATTGCGGCGCTGGGCGACGTGAAGATGCTCCAGTTCCAGCAAAAGACCAAGACCAAGGCCATCGACAAGATGGTCGATCCGCCCATGATCGCCCCGACGTCGCTCAAAGGTTACGAAGCGAACCTGCTGCCGGGCGGCATCACCTACGTCGATTCCGTCAACGGTCAGGCGGGGTTCCGTCCGGCCCATGAAGTGCGGTACGAGATCGGCGCGGCCATCACGGACATCCAAGAGACGCAGTCCCGCGTGAATGCGGCGTTCTACAAGGACCTGTTCCTCATGCTGGCCATGAGTGACCGGCGTGAGATCACGGCCCGGGAGATCGCCGAGCGGCACGAAGAGAAGATGCTGATGCTGGGGCCGGTGCTTGAGCGCCTGAACGACGAGCTTCTGGACCCGCTGATTGACCGGGTGTTTGCAATCATGTCACGCCGCGGCCTGATCCCCGAGCCGCCGGAAGAGTTGCAGGGCATGCCGCTGAAGGTCGAGTATATCAGCATCATGTCGCAGGCTCAGAAGATGATGGCGACGGCCAACATCGAGCGGTTCGTCGGGTTTGCCGGCTCGCTGGCCGAAGCGTCCCCCGAGGCGCTGGACAAGGTGGACCTCGACCAAGCCCTCGACGAGTACGGCGACGCGCTGGGCGTGCCTCCGTCGATCGTGCGGGACGATGAGGCGGTGGCCCAGATTCGCCAGATGCGAGCGGCCCAGCAGGCGCAGGCCCAGCAGCTTGCGATGCTGGAGCAGGCGGCCAAGGGTGCGAAGCTGCTTTCTGAGACCGACACGTCACGCGACAGTGCGCTGACGCAGTTGACCAGTGCGATGTGACAACCATCAACAGAACGGAGCCAAACATGAGTTTAATCACCAAGAGTTTCACCGCGACAGGCGTGAGCGCGTCGATCAACGTGCGTCCGAAAGAGACCGCCACGTACTCCGTGAGCGGCACGTTCAGCGGGACCGTGGTCCTGGAGCGTGGTATCGGAACTTCGGCATGGGAGCCTGTCGGGACATTCACTGTTTCGGCCTCCGGCATCGTGACGGCTGGTGTCTACCGCTTCCGTTGCTCGGCCTACACGTCGGGGACCATCGTGACGGCTCTGTCTGATGCGTCTGATACGTTCGAAACGTGGATGAACCTTGACGGCGGCATCCCGTTTCAGATCACGGAGACGGGCGCGAAGGTCGATCTGATCAGTGAAGTGACTGCCGATGCCGGCGTGACCATCGACGGGCTGCTGGCCAAGGACGGCACGCTGAGTTTCGCCAGCCTTGCGACCGGCGTGGGCAAGCTGGTCCTGGGCGACAACCTCGCGTCTGCCCTCGACGTGACCGAGGGGGCCAACAGCTACCTCAAGTTCGTGACCACCAACTCAGCCGAGAAAGTCGTCGCCGGCAAAGCCGTCGAAGCCGCTGCGGGCCTCGACATCTCCGGCGGCAGCCTGACCATGGACGGCGGGACTGGGACGGCTGTGTCGGACGCGGTGACCATCTCAAAGCCCGTGGGTGTGATCACCACCGAGTCCAAGACGACGGCGGCGGCTGGCACGTACACCATCACCCTGACCAACACGCTGATCGCGGCCACGTCCATCGTGCTGGCCTCGATCAATGTCAACAGCGGGGCCGGTACTCCGGTGATCACGTCCATCGTGCCTGGTGCCGGGTCATGCACAATCACCGTCCGGAACGCTCACGCATCAGCCGCATTCGACTCGGCCCACAAGATCAGCTTCCTCGTCGTCCAGCCCTGATCGTCGTCCAGCCCTGATCGCCAGATGGAGTGTTCGCCGCCATGAGCCGCAAGAAACGCATCCACCCCGACCAGCAGTTTGACGAGCAACAAGCCGCGAGCGACCTGCGTGCGGTGATGGGGACTGTCCCCGGTCGCCGTCTGCTGTGGCGTCTGCTGGCCCGGTGCCGGATTTACCAGTCCACGTTCACTGGATCATCGGAGACGTTCTTTCTTGAGGGCAAGCGATCGGTCGGACTCGAGGTTCTGGCGGACATCCACCGGCACTGCCCAGACCTGTACCTGCTGGCTCAGCAGGAGGTATTCCGTGAACTCGCCCATCAGCGAGAATTACAGGCGAAGCGGGCGGGCTCGGCTCAGAAATAACGGCGATGCGCGATGCGCCATTGAACTACGCGATCAGTATTGAGACAATCACAACACCGTGGAGGTTTCCCAATGACCGTGGCCGACACCATTCTCGCTGCCCAGAACAACACCGAGGCAGCCGGCGGCGCTGGAGCAACAGGCGGTCAGCCTGGGGCCGGCAACGCCAATCCGTCGTCTCCGGCCCCTGAACAGGCCAAGTCGGAGCAGCCCAATTCGGATGCCGCACCCGACGCGGCCAAGCCCGACGCGGCTGCACCGGAAGCGGCCAAGCCCGACGCCGACAAGCCCGCAGGAGTCCCGGAGGTCTATGACCTCAAGGCTCCTGAGGAATCGGGGCTGGGCGAAGCGGACATCAAGGCGATTTCGGATCGGGCTCGTGATCTGGGGCTGTCGCAAGAGCAGGCCCAGAAGCTGCTCGATCAGGAAGCGTCGGCCCGTGTCGCTGCGGTCAAGGCCCAGCAGGAGACCTGGGCCAAGCAGGTCGGCGACTGGGAGTCCGCGGTCAAGGCGGACAAGGACATCGGCGGCGACCAATTCCCGGCGACGGTCAAGCACTGCCGACTGGCGGTGGAGCGATTCGCTTCCCCGGCTCTCAAGCAGGCTCTCAACGAAACCGGGTTCGGGAACCATCCTGAACTCGTGCGGTGCTTTGCCGCGATCGGCAAGGCGATGGCGGAGGACACCCCGATCAACGGCAAGCCCACATCAGGTCCTCCCAAGTCTCCAGCGGAAATCCTCTACCCCAACACCTGATCCAACTCCAACTTCGGACCCAACAACCACTCCAACGAGAGGTAAAAGACCATGGCTACAATCGGCAACACGTACCTGACGCTTGCTGACACGATGCGTCGGGAAAACAAAGACCATCAGATCGCCACCATCATCGAGATGCTGGCCCAGATCAACCCCATTCTGCAGGACGCCATCACCGTCGAGTGCAATGACGGCACCCGGCACAAGACCACCGTTCGCACCGGCCTCCCCCGAGCCATCTGGCGCAAGCTGTACCAGGGCGTCCCGGTCAGCAAGAGCACCACGGCCCAGGTGTACGACACCACCGGCATGCTTGAAGCGTGGTCTCAGGTGGACGCTGCGATCATCGACAACCACCCCGACAAGGCCGCGATTCGCCTCAGCGAGTCGATCCCGTTCATCGAGACGATGAATCAGGAGATGGCCACCGGCCTGTTCTACAACGACACGGCCACCGCTCCCGAGAAGTTCATCGGCCTCGCTCCCCGGTTCAACTCTTCGACGGCTTCCAACGGCAGCCAGGTCATCAAGGGCGGCGGTGCCGGATCGGACAACACGTCGATCTGGTTCATCGTCTGGGGCGAAAACACCTGCCATATGCTCTACCCCAATGGGTCCATGGCCGGCCTCCAGCGTGAGGACAAGGGCAAAGACGTCGCTGCGGATGCTGACGGCAACCCCTACGACGTTTACCGCGAGAAGTTCTGCTGGAACGTCGGCCTGTCCGTCCGCGACTGGCGGTACGTCAGCCGCATCTGCAACATCGACGTCAGCGAGCTGAAGTCCGACGCTTCGACCGGCGCGAAGCTGCTCGAACTCATGATCGACGGCTACTACGCCCTGCGTCAGCGCCGTGTCATGAACGGCAAGGCCGCGATCTACTGCAACAGCACGATCAAGAAGTTCCTTCACAAGCAGGCCCACAACAAGACCAACGTGGACCTGAGCCTGCGCGAAGTCGCCGGCGAGGAACTGATGTCCTTCCAGGGCATCCCGATCCGCGAGTGCGACGCCATCGTCAACACGGAAGAGACGGTGTCCTGATCGGTCACGGATGATTCACGACCCACCGCCCTTGACGGGGTGGTGGGTTTTTCCCTGATGAGGAGTATCAAGCCATGAGCAGCGTGTTCCCCGCCACACGACGAGATCGCCTGAGCCTCGTGTTTGACACATGGCAGACTGGCGACTCCTTCACGGCCCCGGCTCCCGGGACGAACGCTCCGAACACTGGGCTGCTGAGCGACGTGAAGAACATGGTCCAGATCGTTCCGGTCGGGCAGGGCTCCTCGACGCAGACGATCAAGGTGCTGCTGATCGGATGGAACAGCGTGCTGGTCGGCCGGACGGAGTATTGGATCCCGATCGAACTCTGCTCGCTCACCTGCACGCTGGGCACGACATACATGACGGTCGGCGGCGAGACGTGGCGGTTCTGCTCGGGCATCACGATCGACTCGGACAAGGGGCTTGAAGGGTCGAGCCTGATCGTCAAGGTGGCGGTGTCGGCCGGCGGCGTGGCGGCTGTCGTGGTCGATGGCCTGTGCGGGCAGAAGCTGCAATTCCAGGCGAACAAGAACTCCTCGGCAACCAGTGCGAACGTGCTGGCTGTGTCGTACTGATCTCCGGAACCGGATGCACCATGCGGAACCGTCGATCTCTTTCGATGCCAGGCACGCCCCGGAACATGCTGGGGATGCACTTGAACTTGGGCTCGCTGTCCAGCAGCGCTCCGCTCGACGTGAGCATCCAAGACATCATTGCTGATGACTACCTGCTGGGCCTCCCGGCGGGCCTGGCCAACTACGAGTGGAAGGTCGACGGGGTGACGGTCCAGAACGGGACGAGCGACCAACTGGACTACAGCGGGTTCGAGTGGGGCACGTATGTCGTGACGCTGATCGGCACGAACAGCGGCGGGCGGACGGGGGAAACGTCGATCGAGCTTGGCGTGGGTGCGTTCCCGACGATCACTCAGAACGTCGCCGCGTTCGAGCTGGAGGCGTCTCCGGAAGGGATGGATGACTACGAGTGGTTCGTGGACGCCGTCTCGGTGCAGACAGGGACCAGCCGGACGCTGGACTACGAGGGGTACTCGTTCGGCACTTATGCCGTGACCGTCACCGTCACGCAGGGCCTCAACACGGCGGATTCGAGCGAGTTTACGCTGACGCTGGTTCGGCGGGCGATCATCGACGTCGTGGGGTGGAAAGAACTCAAGGGCAAGGTCCGCCACTGGCCGCCGGACACCACGCCCAACGACTACTTCAACTTCAAGTGGTACGTCGATGACGTTCTGGAACTGGACCAGAACACAAACTCCGGCGGGCCACACGAGACGTACTTTGATTTTCTGTCCGTCAGCCTCAACGAAGATGGCGACGACTGGCTCCAGTGGCCGTCTGGAACGTACTCGGTCCGCCTGGAGGTCCGCAGCCCCTCGGCGGTGCTGACCCAGACCACAATGAGCGTCACGGTCCTGCCGCCTGTTTTGGTTACGCTCTCCGACAACAGCGCTGGCACACTCACCGCGAACGTCACCGGCGGCGACGGCGTCTATGAGTACCTGTGGGAGGTCGATGGCTCAAACGACCTGGGGCAGACGACCGCCAGCTACGACTACTCTGGCCTGACTCCCGGATCGCACAATATCCGCGTGCAAGTGTCCGACTCGGCGGGGGATGTTCGGTGGTCGGATTCGGTGGACGTCTGGACCGCAAGTGCCTTGGAAGTCTCCATCTCCGACGATAATGCGGGGACATTGACGGCGAACGTCACCGGCGGCGCGAGCGGCAGCTATACCTACCAGTGGTACTCTAATGGCGACCCTGTTCCGGGGGCGACCGCCAGCACGTACGACTATTCGGGTGAAACGCCGGGCACGTACGAAGTGTTTGTCCGCGTCGGCGACGGATCAACGACCGTGGATTCGGATGTCTACGAACTGACCGTTTTAGAGCCGCTGGCGGTCGAGATCGTGGCGGGCGCTGGCGAGACACTTGTGGCCAACGCCTCGGGCGGCGCTGGCGGGTACGTTTACGAGTGGTACGTGGATGGCGAGCATCAGCCCGCCCAGACGACCAGCACGTTCGATTATTCAGGGTTGGGCACTGCGTTCTACACCATCAGCGTGACCGTGTGGAGCGGCAGCGACTACGCTCAAGACGCCTACGACCTGTCGCGACTGGCCTATGACCGATACATCGACGCCGGCCATCCTGCGTTCGCCCATGCTTGGTCGATCGGGCGGCGGCTGCGGGTTGCTCACACCGGCACACTGGCTGTCGCCAACGGCAACAGCAACAGCGAGACCTACGACATCCTTGCCGCGGCCAACGGCGATGCGACACTGCCAACGATTAACAGCCCCAACACCGAGGCGTGGGCGGCAAGCGTGGCCGACCAGATTGCCGGGGCAGACAGCTACGCCTCGCAGCTCACCGCCAGCGTCCGGCCCAAACTCATCAACGGCTCCGCCTGGGCCGCCACCGACGCCGGCGGCCGCCCCATGCTTGGATTCGACGGAACCCGCTGGATGACCGCGAGCAGCGTGCCGCTGAGCTTCCCGACGCAGGTGGTTACGGGGGGCGGGTATTCGATCGGTTTTTCCATAAAAACCACGCACGCGACGGCCATGAACATCTTCGGCCTTCTAGGTTCGCCGTCGATTAGCGTGATGCTCAACTGCACGGACAACACAACGGTCAACAGCAGTGGAAGACTCAGGGTTGGGTTTGGCGTGTCTGGATCACGTAACCTGCTGATCCATGCGACCCCCACAGGGCTCTCTGGTGGGGGCAGCGGACAACTCAACAACGGGGCTCTGCACACCGTCGTGATCTCAGCCTTCCTCACCGCGAGCAGCGGCACGGACAACGTGAGGGTCTGCATCGATGGAGGCACGCCGTTCTCTTTGGGTGGGCTCTCTGGTGGCACGAATAGCTCTCTGGGCTCCGGGGCATTCTCGTCGGCTAACTTCCCGGTGATGCCCTACATCGGGGCAAGGAACTCCGCGGGCACCGCGGTCCAGCCGATGACGGGCCAGCTTGGACCCATCATGCTTCGGGCCGGCACTTTGACCGATGCCCAGCTCACCGCCTGGCACACGCTGATCGGAGGTGCCGCGTGAGAACCTGCCTCGTCTTTGACACTCTCGCCGACGCTCAATCCGCCGCTGCGATCATCGACGCGAGAATGGGGTATCCCGCCCAAGATGGTGACACTCTCGTGTGGCATTCACCGCAGCAGCGAGTGACGGACAGCAAGTGGTACATCTTCGAGCCGCCTGTGAGCCATGAAGAAGGCGAGCTTCCGGCGCACACGCATGAGACGTTCAGCAAAGACTGGTTGCCGGGGACGGAGGAGTGAGCCACAGCCAGTAGTCAAGGATTGCTTGACAACTGCATGCCGCCAACCCCACACGATGCCCCATTGAGATTTCCGCAACGACGTATTAGGATCACCACTGTCAGCAGAACACCCCCACTGGAGCAACGCCATGATCCTCGACAAGCAGAACCTGTTTTCCGACGCTCAGGCCATCACTGCCGATGCCGCCTCGACCAACACCATCGACCTCGGAGTCCCCGGCACTCCGGTCGGCGCTGCCGCTCCGCTGGCTCAGGACGTCGGCCTGTCCGACATCCCGCTGCTCATTCAGGTGGTCGAGGCGTTCGCCGATCTGACCAGCCTGACCATCAAGGTCCAGACCGACGACAACACCGGCTTCTCTAGCGCGAAGGACGTCCTCACCGTCACCGTGCCCCTGGCCAGCCTCGTCGCCGGCTACATCGCTCCGATCGACCGCATTCCCCGCGGCACCACCGAGCGTTACCTGCGTCTCTACTACGACGTCACCGGCACCAGCCCGACCGCCGGCAAAATCACCGCTGGCGTCGTCGCCGCCGTTCAGTCCAACGACTGATTCGCGGCGTCTGTGCAACGATTCCTGATCTCTGATGAGGTGTCCCATGAAGGTGCGTGCGACCAAGCGCGGTTACTACGGTGCCATTCTCCGCGAGCCCGGCGAGGTTTTCGAACTTCGGCGCGACGCGGACTTCTCCAAGAACTGGATGGTCGTCGAGGCCGCCAAGCCTGCCGCTCCTGGCGGCGATGTCAAGCCCGGCGGCGATGCCAAGCCCGGCAAACCCAAGAGCCCCGGCAAGCCGACCGACGCCTCTGCCCCGGCCGACTTCAACGGCACGATCTGAGACTGACGCGGGTGTGCGCATGTGGGGCTCTGGTTGGCGGACCGGAGCCCCACGCACGCCGCGACAAGGAGCGATCCAGTGTCTGCCTCCAAGATTCAGATCGCAAACATGGCCTTGGCTGCGATCGGGATCAACCGTCCGATCGCCAGTTTCGATGAGTCGAGCCAAGAGGCTCAGCAGATCAATCTGTTCTACGCACAGGCCCGGGACCGCGTCTTGCGTGACGCACCTTGGCCGTTCGCCACAAAGTACGCCGCTGGTCAGCTGGTGTCATTGTCCGAAGGACAGGACTGGGAGCATCAGTGGGAGTTCAGCTACCGCTACCCGACCGACTGCATTTTTGTCCGTCGCGTGTGTACGGTCACGGGCCGGCAGGACGCTGATTCTCCCCCGTTCCAGATCGGGCACGATTCGGCGGGCAGGCTGATCTACACCGATCAGGAATCGGCGATCTTCGAATACACGGCCCGCATCGAGGACACAAGCCGCTATGACGCGGCGTTCGTCGATGCGTTGACGTGGCGGCTGGCGTGGTACATCGCCATGCCTCTGGCGGTCAGCGACTCCCTGAGGTCCCGAGCGGACCAGCAGTACCGGGCAGCCATCAGCGAGGCCAAGGCGATCGCGGCCAACGAGCGGCGCAAGGATACCGAACCGATCTCCGGGTCGATCAAGGCCCGCGCGTGAAGGAGTGACAGGTGCCCAGCGCGATCCAGCGTAGTTTCTCCGGCGGCGAGATTGCCCCGTCGCTCTACGCGCGTGTCGACCAGAGCAAGTACTACACGGGCCTCCGGACCTGCCGCAACTTCATTGTCATGCGAGGCGGCGGCGTGACGAATCGCCCCGGCAGTGAGTTCATCACGGAGGTCAAGGACTCCACCAAGGCGGTGCGGCTGATCCGGTTCGCGTTCAATTCGGAACAGACCTACGTTCTGGAGTTCGGGCATGAATACATGCGGGTGATCCGGGCCGGCGTCCAGATCGAGAGCGGCGGGAATCCCTACGAGATTGTCACCCCGTACCAAGAGGATGATCTGGCCGATCTCCAGTACGTGCAATCCGGGGATGTCGTGACGATCGTGCATCAATCCTACGCCCCCCGCGAGCTGCGGCGTGCTGGGCATGACTCGTGGACGCTGGAGGAGATCAGCTTCGAGCCGAGCATCGACCGGCCCACCGGCATCACGGGCACGAATCCGAACAACGGATCGACTCAGATCCGCTACGCCGTCACCGCCGTCAAAGAGGACACCTACGAAGAGAGCCTTGTCGGGGCCGGGGCGGAAAAGACCATCACCGGCGCGACGAAGGCCAACCCGGTCGTCATCACCTGCACGGGTCACGGGTTCGCCACCAACGATGTCGTCCGCATCAAAGACGTGGGCGGCATGGTGGAACTCAACGGCAACACCTACACCGTCACGGTCATCAACGCCAATTCGTTCTCCCTCAATGGCGTCAACGGGACCGGGTACACGACGTACACATCGGGCGGGAAGGCGTGGTCGGACTACGTGTGGGCGAGCGTGGACATTGCGACGGCGCCATCGAGTGCGGCACCGATCACCGTCTCATGGACGGCTGTGGCCGGGGCGGTCGAGTACAACATCTACAGGACCAAGAACGGGGTCTACGGCTTTGTCGGGACCGTGCCTGCCGTGGCTGTGGGCAATCCCTCGTTTGTGGACGATGGCGTGGAGCCTGACACCACCGACACGCCACCGGTGTACCGGAATCCGTTTGAGTCGGCCTACCCTGGGGCTGTGGCCTACACGCAGCAGCGGCTGGCGTTCGGGGCCACGGAGGATCAGCCGGAAAAGATTTGGCTTTCCCAGACGGGCAACTTTCACAACTTCAACATCCGGTCGCCGATTCAGGATGACGACGCGGTGACGTTTTCTGTCGCGGGTCGGCAGGTCAACGCTGTGCGGCATCTCTTCGAGGTCGGGCGGCTCGTCGTGCTGACGTCTGGAGGCGAGTGGACCGCAGACGGTGACGCTGACGGGGTGCTGAGGCCGACCGCCATCAATCTGCGTCAGCAGGGCTACAGCGGGGCCAGTCGGCTGGCTCCGATTCTGATCGGCAACAGCGCCCTGTACGTTCAGGCGCGAGGCTCGGTCATCCGCGATCTGCGGTACGACCTTGAGTCGGACGGTTACGCGGGCAAAGACCTGACCGTGTTTGCCGACCACCTGTTCGACGGCTACTCGATCGTGGACTGGGACTTCGCCCAGATTCCTCATTCGGTGGTGTGGGCCGTCCGCAACGACGGGGCACTGCTGGGCCTGACCTACATCCGCGAGCACGATGTCTGGGGCTGGCATCGGCATGACACGTCGGGCCTGTTCGAGAACGTCTGCGTCGTGCCCGAGGGCGACGAAGATGCGGTGTACGTGGTCGTCAAGCGGATGATCGACGGCGCGTCCAAGCGTTACATCGAGCGGTTCAAGTCGCGTCGGTTCGCTGAAATTGCCGATGCGTTCTTCGTCGATTCGGGCCTGAGCTACGACGGCCGCAACACCGACGCCGGCCGAACCGTCACGCTGACTGGCGGCACGACGTGGACGCCGAGTGAAACCCTCACGCTCACCTGTTCGGCCAGTTACTTCCAGACGTCGGACGTGGGCAACGAGGTCCACCTGACGGTCGGCGCTGACACGCTGCGATGTCGCATCACGGCCCGGGCGTCGGGGACTCAGGTTTCGGTCCGGGCTCACAAGGACGTGGCGACGGCGTTTCGTGGGGTGGCCATCAGCGACTTTGCCATGGCGGTCGATCAGGTGTCCGGACTGGACCACCTTGAGGGCGAGACGGTGTCGATCCTGGCGGACGGGAACGTCGATCCGCAGCGGGTCGTTGAAAGCGGGGCCATCACCCTGAGCCGTCACTACGCGGTGATTCACGCCGGCCTGCCGATCGAGGCGGACATTGAGACGCTGTCGATGGACAACCCCAACGGCGAGACGCTGACCGACAAGCGGAAGCTGATCGGTGAGGTGTCACTGATGGTCGAGTCGAGCCGCGGCGTGCTGATCGGGACCGACGAGAACCACCTGACCGAGCACAAACAGCGATCGGGCGAAGGGTGGGACAAGCCGGTTGAGCCTGCTACGAGAACGATCAAGGTGAACGTGTCGTCAAGCTGGGACGACAATGGCCGCGTGTTCGTCCGGCAGTCTGATCCGCTGCCGCTGACTGTGCTGGCGATCGTTCCGTCCGGCGTTGTGAGTGGGTCACGATGAACAGGTCGAGGAGCTGACCATGGGTGTTGAATCAGCCATCATGGGCATGTCTGCGGCCAGCACCGCTTCTGGTGCGATGGGGTCGATTTTCAACGGATCGAACGCCAAGAAGCTCGCCAAGTACAACGCCAAAGTCGCCACCATGCAGGCCGACGACGCGATCGTCCGTGGCAAGGAGGCGGAGTATCGCCAGCGGCAGAGTGTTCGTGGCATGATCGGGGCCCAGCGTGCGGCATTCGCTGGCCAGGGTGTGGACGTCAACGACGGGTCGGCGCTGGAAGTCCAGATGGACACGGCGAAGATGGGGGCTTTGGACGCGGTGACGATCCGCAACAACGCCGCGCGTGAAGCGTTCGGATACCAGGCTCAGGCGTCCGGCTTCAAGATGCAGGGTCAGGCTGCGGCAAGCGAGGGCGTCCAAGGCGCGTTCGGCACGATCCTCGGCGGTGCGTCGAACGCAGCGATGCTGCGGTACTACATGGGTCCGGCGAAGGGGGTCAAATAACATGCCCACCGTCCCCACCTATGGCGGCCAGAAGGTTCAACAGCAGGGCTTGGGCACGCCATACCTGCCGGAGTCTGCGGCTCCGCGCGACACCGGGGCCGTTGCTCGCGGGCTGGGTCAGGCGACGGACGCCATATCTCGGATCGCCATGACTGAGCGTGATCGGGCTGACGAGGCCACGGCACGCGCCAACGCGGCCATGGTGGACGAAGCGACGAACGGACTGTACCAGTTCGAGCAGACGCGGATTTTCGACGCCAAGGCGGGCCTGCTGGCTCAGCGTGGCAAGAACGCGATCGGTGCGGCTCAGTCGGTCTACGCCGACTACGACAAGCAGGTGTCCGAGATTGCCGCAGGTCTGGCCAACGAGTACCAGCGGCAGGCGTTCAACCAGCGTGCGACCAGGTTCCGGATGGAGATGGCCCGCCGTGTGGAGTCTCATGTTGCCGGGGAAACAGTCGCCTACGAAAAGGCGATGACGACGGCTCAGATTGAGAACTCGGCTGCTGCGGCCATCGCCAACTATGACGACCCTGACCGCGTCCGGCTCGAGTTGTCGAACCAGACGGCGGCGATCGTGAAGTCGTTGGAAGGTCAAGACCCGGCTGTCGTCAAGGCTGCCGTCGAGAAGGCTAGTGGGGTGACGCATGTGGGTATTATCGAACGGATGATTGCCAACGGGAAGGACGAGCAAGCGAAGGCGTACTTTGACGCTAACAAGGGCCTGATCCCCGGCGACAAGCTGGCCGACATGGAGGCGAAGATCGAGCAGGTCGGAGCCCTGGGGCGTGGCCAGCGCATCGCCGATGGCCTGATGGCTCTGACCGCCAGCGAGTCCGATGCGGTCAACCGTGTGCGTCAGGATGTTTCGGATCCCAAGGTCCGGGACATCGCCATCACCGAGATCAAGCAGCGATGGGCTGAAAAGCGGCGCGTGGAGGCCGATCAGAATCAGGAGCTGTTCAACAGTGCGTGGCGTCAGCTTGAGAACGCCGGCGGTCAGGTCGATCGAATCCAGCGGGCAGGGTGGACCCAGCTTGCCCCTGATCAGCAAGAGGCACTGGAGCGCCGTGCCGAGCAGCTGCGTGAACGCAAAGAGCCGGTGATGGATGATGCGACCTGGGCGAGGTACGACGCGATCCGGATGCAGGCGATCAACCCTGAGACTCAGGCGGAGTTCCTGCGGCGCGACCTGCTGCTGGAGCGTCACAATCTGCCCGCCGCCGAGTTCCGGCAGTTGTACGACATGCAGCAGTCGATGCGTCAGCAGGCTGTCAATGGTCGGGGCGGCGAGAAGGCCGAGAAGTTGCTGGCGGGTATCCGAACGTCTGATCAAGTTGCGAACGATGCATTGGCTGCCGTGGGCCTCGATCCGGCGGTCAAGCTCGACGACGACGAGGATCAGTACAAGCAGGTGCTCCTGTTCCGTCGATCGCTTGACAATGAGGTCGCGCAGTTCCAATTGAGCGAGGGCCGGGAAGCATCCCCTCTGGAGGTGCAAGCCATCGCCGACCGCCTGCTGATCAAGAATCGGATCAAAGAGACGTTCCTCGGTCTGGACTTCCTCAACCCGGACACCGAGAAGTTCGCGTTCGAGGTCGAGCCGTCCGACGTGCCCGCGAAGGACCGCGCGGAGATTGTCAAGGCCTTGAGGTCCAAAGGCAGACCCGTGAACGAGTCCAACATTCTGGTCGTCTATCGACTTAAACTGAGCCAAAATGCCCAATAACGAGTACGACAACATCGTCAGCGGCATGCCCGCTACGCCCGAAGTCAACGAGTACGAGGCCCTGCTGGACCGGCAGGAGCAGGCGGCCCGCGTGCGGTTCAATGCGTCGGCCTACCTGTCGGCGGGGATCAACCCAGACCAGCGGGCCAAGGCTATCAATCTGGCCAAGAGGAGCGGTTTGCCTGCGGACGTGGTGGAGCGGAATCTCCCGGAGGTCGAGCGTCAAGTCTACATGCGGGACATGGCTGGGCTCTACGAGCGGTCGCCGAAGCTGGGGAACTGGCTCCAGGTCAAAGACAACTTCGGCATCGCCAAAGACGATCTCGACGCGCTCGAGGAGCTGGCCAAGATCACTGTCACCGATGAAGAGATTGCCGACGCCTCGCTGGGTGATGGCATGTTTTCGCCCGAGGTCCGTGACAGCCTGCGGCGAATGGCGACTGAGTCCGGCATGACGGTCGAGCGTGATTCGGCTCCGATCAATTTCCGCAAGCCCGTGTCCCGGCTCGTGTCGTTCCTGCGGATGGCGACACAGTTCGGGCCTCAAGGGTCACTGCCGGTTACACAGGAGGAGCAGAAGGCGACGGAACAGTGGGTCGCCGAAGGCGAGGATAGAAGCAAGATTTACCTCCCGTCCGACCCCAAGGGTGTCGCGGAAACGATTGTCCAGTTGGCTGAAACCCCCGAGAAGCTGGCGCCGTTCCTCGCTGCGGCTCCAGAGGCTCAGGCGGCGTTTGACCTGTACGGGGCCATGACGCGGTTTTCAGCCGGGGAGGAGACGCCGGCTGACTTGAAGCTCCTGCTCCAGTTCGACAACGATGTCCGGCGTGGCTCGACGTTCATGGGCGGCGTGGCCGACATCGTCGTCCAGCTCCCGGCGTTTGCTGGCGAGTTGGCCCTGACGGGCGGCATCTACACAGCGGCACGCAAGGGCGTGACGAATGGCTCCATTGCGTTCCTCACGGACTGGATGAGCAAGGTGGCCGGTCGCCGGATCGGCATCACCATGGGGCGGCGTGCGGCGGCGATGGTAGGCGCGGCTGGCGGTGCCGCGGTACAGGCCCAAGTCGCTCTTGCTCCCAGGGCGGTGGGTGAGGTCATCAGCCGCATGACACCGGCGGTCGGCGCGGAAGTGATGGACGACGGCACGATCCAACGGACGATCCTTGACCCCGGCGATGGGTTCGTCGAGGCTCTGGCCAAGGCCGGGCTCGGGAACACGATCGAGGTCTGGACCGAGCGGTCGGCGGGTGGGCTGATCCAGAAGGGCATCTCGAAGATTCCGCTGGCCGACAAGGTCGCGGCTCTCAAGACATGGGCGGCGGTTCGGTGGCTGCGGCAGAACCCGACCAGCACCTTCGCCCGTTTCACGTCGAAGCTGGGGCAGGCGTCGGGCTGGAACGGCGTGCTGGCCGAAATTGGCGAAGAGGAGGTCGCCAAGGCCGTCCGCTACGCCACGACGCTGGACGACACCTACGAGTTCACGACGGCTGACGAGTTCATGCAGCAGTTCGTTGCGTTCGCCATGGTTCCCGCCGGCGGTGCGACCCTCAACGCGGCTCTGGCGGGCCGGTACGAGGCTGTCAACGCTCAGCGGCAGCAGTCGTTCTTCGAGGCCCTGTCCAGCACGGTCGCCAAGTCCAAGGTCCAGCAGCGGCTCCCGGATCGGATGCAGTCGCTGGTGAACGATCTGACGAAGGACGGGCCGGTTGAGAATGTCTACATCCCGGCTCAGGCATGGACCGAGTATTTCCAGTCGGTTGGGCAGGACCCGCGCAAGGTTGCTGAGGAGGTGCTTGGCGACGGGGCGGCTTACGATCAGGCGGTCGAGGCAGGGCATGATCTGGTAATCCCGACCGGAGCCTACGCCGCCAAGATCGCGGCGACGGACGCTCACCGTGGGCTGGCGGATGACCTGCGGCTGTCTCACGACATGATGACGCCGCGCGAGGCTAAGGCGTGGGTGGAGGCCCAAGCCGAAGCCCAGCAGGGCCAGCAGGCGAAGTCTGGTGCGGAAGATGATTTGGCGGCGGATATCCGCAAGGGCGTGGTAGCTCAGCTTGTGGAGTCAGGCTTCAATGCGGGCACGGCTGAACAGTACGCATTGTTGCTGGAGCGCGGCTTCAATGCGATGGCGTCTCGGGTCGGGATGTCTGCAAAGGACTTGTTGGAGCGGTACGCCCCGCGTTTCGTCCGGGACATTCAGGAGCGGGCAAAGAGCCAGTACGATCAGTTTGATGAAGTGCTGGAGGACAGCAACCCCAAGATTCAGCCTGCGGTCAAGACCTACAGCCGCAAGGCCGTCCGCGAGTGGTTGAAGGACAACCCGTACTTCCAACTGTCGGCGCGTGAGGCGATGGAAGTGCTGATGCTCGATTACGGCAGAGACAACTACGACAACACGCTGGAGAGCGATACGCTCACGATCTCCGCGGACGAGTTCGAGGGCTTGACGACGGAGCAGAAGTCCAGGATTCGCGCCCTTGGCATCGGCGTCAACAACGATGCAGCCGAGGATCAGCGTGGCAGGTGGGGCCGAACCTACGAAGCCGCCATCGAGGAAGCGATCAAAGGCGAGGGGCAGCGGCTTGAGGACCGCGTCGACGAGTGGCTGCGTGATTCGTCTACCCCGCCCGACATGCTGATGTACGCGTGGCTCTACCGCAACGCCGTCAGCCGCAAAGATCAGGAAGCCCCGCTCGACATGATCGAGTCAAAGAGGCTGTTCCACGGCCACGAGATGACGATCTACGGCCGCCCGTTTTCGGTCGAGAACGGGAACTTGGTGGGTGAAGATATCAGCGTTCCGCTCGACGCGCTGGAGCAGGTTCCGTTCGATCGCGGCTCGCTGAAGGTGAACGAGGAGAAGGCGGCGGAGGGGGTGATGTTTCAATCCGCCCCCAACGACGAAAAGCGTGGCTCCATCCGCTGGGGCGAAGATCGCAAGATGACGATCCGGTTCACGGAGAACGCCGATCTTTCGACGTTCCTGCACGAGTCGGGGCATATGTTCCTTGAGGTGTTTGCTGATCTCGCTCAAGACGCGGCGGCGACTGAGGACGTGAAGGCTGACTGGCAGACGATCCTGGAGTTTCTGGAGGTCAAGAGCAGGGACGAGATCACCGTCAAGCACCATGAAAAGTGGGCTGAGACGTTCGAGAACTACCTGCTCAATGGCGACGCCCCGTCGTCGTCGCTGCGCCGGGCGTTTGCTGCGTTTCGCGTGTGGCTGCTGGCGATCTATCGTTCCATGGCTGGCCGCCGTGCGAACATCTCCGACGAGGTTCGGGCCGTCATGGACCGCATGGTCGCCACACAGGAGGAGATCGACGCTGCCGAAACAGAAGCTGGCGTGGCTCCGGTGTTCGAGTCGGCTGCCGCCGCAGGCATGACCGACCAGCAGTTTGCGGCGTACACGGAAGCTGTGGCCGATGCTCGCTTGGCTGCTGAGGAGGAGGTCCAGCAGCAGGTGATGCACTCGATCGCGCGTGAGCGGAAGAAGTGGTGGAAAGAAGAGAAGGCGAAGATTCGTCAGGATGTCGAGCCCGAGTTCTACCCGATTCCCGAGTACGTCGCTCTGGCTCATCTCCAGCACGGCAAGCTGCCTGACGGCAACCCTGTCCCAGGCAACCCGGTGAAGCTGTCCAAGGCGTCTCTGGTCGAGCGGTATGGCGAACACATCCTCAAGAAGCTCCCCGGTCCTCGCAATCCCAGCCATGGCGGACCCTACATTTACTCGGCCACCGGCGGCGTTGACGTGGATGTCGCCGCCGAGCTGTTCGGCTTCGCCAGCGGTGACGTGCTGGTGGAGACGCTGATTCGCACTGTCCCGATGGAAGCGGCAATCCGGGCGGAGGTTGACCGCAGGATGCTGGAGAAGTACCCGGACCCGGCCATGGATGGTTCCATCTCCGAAGCGGCTCAGAAGGCCGTCCACGGCGAAAAGCGGTCCAAGGTGCTGATGCTGGAACTCAAGCATTTGTTCGAACGTCGGCAGTCGGTGTTCCGCAACGTGGTCCGCAAGGTCGCTGGCGGGCCTCTGCGTGTGCCGAACCTGATGGCCATCCGTGGTCAGGCTATGGGCATCGTGGCCGGCCAGAAGGTCCGGGACATCAAGCCTGGCCTGTACCTGCGGGCTCAGGCTCGGGCGTCCAAGGCGGCGGTGGAAGCGATGCTGTCTGGCGACTTGGAGGAGGCGTTCAAACAGAAGCAGAAGGAACTGCTCAACCACGAGTTGTACCGGGCGGCGGTCGAGGCCCGGGACGCGGCCAAGAAGTACGCCAAGTTCATGCGCCGGTTCGAGACGGCGTCGGTTCGGCAGAAAATCGGCAAGGCCAAGGGTGACTACCTCGAACAGATCGACGGCTTGATGCGGCGGTACGAGTTCGCCACGGTCACACTCAAGCAGCTCGACAAGCGCGAGGGCCTGCGGAAGTGGATCGAACGCCAGAAGGAGCAGCAGGGCGACGACTTCCAATTCGACATCGACGAGCGGCTGCTCGATGAAGCCGACCGCGAGAACTGGCGTGAAATGCCGCTGGAGAAGCTGGAGGCCGTCTATCTGGCCGCCAAGCAGCTTGAGCATCTGGCCGATCTCAAGAACACCCTGCTCAAGCAGAAGGAACTGCGGGACCTGGACGAGGCCCTGACAAAGGCCGAGGCATCGATCCGCGAGAACGTTCCCAAACGGCGTCAGGTCAATATCGCCTCCGAGCGGACGAAGCTGGACAAAGTCATCGACGGCGTCGAAGGGTTCCTTGCGGCGCATCGGAAACTGTCGTCGTGGGCTCGCCAGATGGACGGCGACGAGGACGGCGGCGTGCTGTGGCAACTGCTTGTGCGTCCGCTCAACGAGGCGGCGGACAAGGAAGTTGAGATGAAGCAGTTGGCGGCGGACAAGATCAAGAGCCTGTTCGATGCGTGGGGCAAGTCTGAAAGCCTCGGCAAAAAGGTCTACGTCGAGCAGATCAAGCGGTCGCTGAACCTTGAGTCCAGGCTGTGCGTGGCCCTGAACTGGGGCAACGAGGGCAACCGCGAACGCCTGATGTCCGGCGAAGGGTGGGACGAGGCGCAGGTTCAGGCCGTCCTCGACACGCTGGACGAGTCGGACTGGGGACTGGTTCAAGGCATCTTCGACATGATCAACGAGTATTGGCCGGAGATCGCGGCCCTTGAAACCCGCGTCAAGGGTGTGCCACCCGAAAAGGTGGAGGCCGCCGAGATCGTGACGAAGTTCGGCAAGCTGGCCGGCGGGTACTTCCCGATCGCCTATGACTCTGATCGGTCGCCCAAAGCAGGTCAGCTCAACGAGCAGTCGCTGGCCAAGCTCTACTACCTCGGCCGGGCGACGAGCGCAAGCACGAAGAAGAACCACGTAAAGGAGCGTGGCGAGGGCCTGGGCAAGCCGCTTCTGCTGTCGCTGGATGTGGTGAGCACGCATGTCGCACAGGTCATTCACGACCTGACGCACCGCGAAGCCGTGATGGACTTCAACAAGCTGCTGAGGAACGATCGGTTCGCCACGTTGATTCAGGATCATATGGGACCGAAGGTGCTCCGGGAGATGCGCACGCTCATTCAGGATGTGGCGATTGCCGATCTTGCCGACAGCGGTGCGGACAAGTTCCTCAGGTGGGTCCGCAACGGCGTCAGCATCGCCACGACCGGTTTCAGCGCGTCTACCGCCGTGATGCAGGTTACTGGCGTCGGCCAGTCGATGCGGCGTGTCGGCGTCAAGGCGTTCAATCGGGCTGTGGTCCGGGCGTTCCATGATCCGAGCCGCGCTGAGTCGGTGTTCGAGTTCATTCAGGCCCGGTCGAGCTTTATGAAAAACCGCGCCACCACCCAGATCCGAGAAGCCAGCGAGGTCTTGAATCAGGTCCGCGGCAACGACTGGCATCAGAACGTGCAAGCCTGGGCGTACTACATGACGACGCGGTCGCAGTTGATGATTGATATCCCCACGTGGCTGGCCGCATACGAGAACGCCCGTGCAAAGAACAGGTCGGAAGAAGATGCATCTGCGATGGCTGATCAGGCGGTGATCGACGCTCAGTCGTCGGGCCTGCGGAAAGACCTGTCCGGCGTCCAGCGCAGTCGGATGTTTCAGGCGTTCACCGTGTTCTACGCCTACTTCTCTGCGACCTATCAGGCGACGGCGGAATCCATCGCGGCGGCCCGGAGAAACGAGTGGTCACCCGCTGCCATCGCCAAGCTCGCCGGAGACTTCATCCTGCTCTACTCGCTGCCGGCGGCGATGGTCGCTGCGTCGCGTGCCCTCATGTCGTCCGGAGACGATGACGACAATGATGGGTTCGTGTCGATCATGATCAAGGAACATCTGTCGATGATGGCGGGCAACTTCCTCGGTATCCGCGACCTGGCTGGAGCCTTTGAAGGATACCGCTACAGCGGGCCTGCTGGTCTTGGCGGGTTCAAGGCTGCCAGCGACCTGATCATGCAGGTCGGTCAGGGCGAACTCGACTGGGGGCTTTTCAAGGCCGCCGCCAAGACCTCGGGCATCCTGTTCCATCTTCCGACCGGGCAGGCTGTCAAGACGATCGAAGGCATCGTCTACATGTCCCAGCATGGCGGTGATCCAAGGCCGCTGCTGTTTGGGCCACCGAAAGATAAATGAGAAAATCACATTGGGTTGATATACTCGCATCATGGTGAATCGCATCAGAGGTGACGACATGACCGTACAGAACACCAACCGGCGAAACGACTACACCGGCAACGGCGCGACGGACACCTACGACTACACATTCCGCATCTTCGACGACGCCGACCTGCTGGTCACCGTCCGCGATACCGACGACATTGAAACAGTGCTGGCACTCGGGGACGATTATACCGTCACCGGGGCCGGAGACGCGGGCGGCGGGTCCATCACGCTCACAGCGGGCAATCTGGCTGACGGCTACAAGCTGACGCTGCGGTTGAACGTGGCGATGCTCCAGGAGACGGATTACCGCAATCAGGGGGCGTTTTTCGCTGAGACGGTGGAGACGGCTCTGGATCGCGTCACGATGATCTCCCTGCGTCAGCAGGACGAGATTGACCGATCGCTCAAGCTGCCGGAAACCGTGGTCGGCGTGTCAACGTCGCTGCCTGTCCCGGCGGCCCTCAAGGTGCTGCGCTGGAACAGCGACGGCGACGGCATCGAGAACGTCGCTCTCGGATCGACCGAATTGGCGGTCCCGGCGGATGCCTCGGTGACGCCTGCAAAGCTGTCGGACATCACCCCGGCGACGAACCTGCTTCCCTACCTGTCGTCATCGACCACGTGGGCTACCACCACCCTGACGGCGGCGGGCCGGGCACTGCTGGACGACGCGGACGCTGCGGCTCAGCGGACGACCCTGGGCCTTGGAACCGTAGCGGTGGAGAACACCGTCCCCGTGGCCAAGGGCGGGACGGGTCAGACGACAGCGGCCGGGGCGTTCGATGCCATCAAGCAGGACGCAACCACCTCAGCGACCGGCGTGGTGGAACTGGCGACATCGGCGGAGACCAAGACCGGGACCGATGCGGGGCGCGTGGCTCCGGTGGGGACGATCAAGCATCATGCAGGCGTAGCGAAGGCGTGGGTCTACTTCACCATCTCCGGCGGCGTGCCGTCGATTCAGGCCAGCGAGAACGTCACCGACATCACCGACAACGGGGTCGGCGACTACACGATCACCTTCACGACGCCGTTTGCGAATACAAACTTTGCGGCGGTGGCCATGGTGCGAGACACGAGCACAACGGTCGGCATCGCCTATGAGTTTGCCCGCACCACGGGGTCCGTCAGAATCAAGACGTCCTACGGCAACACGAATCCCTCTTCGGTGGATCAGGCTGCCGTCAGCGTCATTGTGTTTGGCCATCAGGTGTGATGGCTTCGTCTGTCCGTTCAACCCATCATCCATCAGGTGTGATTCATGGACGATCTGAACGCTCGCATGGAGTCTCTGGAAGCGCGGATCGGCGATCTGGTCAGCCAGATGCAGGCCCAATCCGACCAGCTCAAAGCCCAGTCGGACACCATCGCCAAGATGGCTGAGGTCATCCATGCGTGGGACAGCGTGAGGGGCTTCGTCACTACGGTTTCGATCCTGTCGCGGGTGCTCCGGTGGGTGCTCTGGATCGCCGTCACCTTGGGGGCGATCTACTCGCTCGTCCGAACCGGGGTGTGGAAGCCGCCGATCGCGCCTTGAAATTCATCGCGGGTGTTGAGATAATCGCAACTCGCTATCCCGTTCACCCCCTCTGGAGCCAAGCCATGAAGAGCCGCAAGACCACCCTGATGGGCATCGCCGCGATCCTCACCGCTGGAGCGTCCGCATTCTCGGCATTCGCCGGCGGCGGCGTCGAGGCCATCGACTGGGCCTCCACGATCTCCGCTGTCATGGCCGGCCTGGGCCTGATTTTCGCGCGGGACAACAACGTCACGTCCGAACAGGCCGGGGCAAAGTGAGCTTCGGGCTGCTGGAGTCCATCGCCTACGCCATCGCTCGTGGCGTGGCGCGGGCGTATTTCGATGTCCTTCGGGAGGGCCGCACAGGTGTCGAAGAAACTGTCAACGATGATGATCGTCGCCGTGCTGCTCGCCTCCGCGATGCTATCCGGCTGCATCACCCCGCAGGCGTCGATCCCAAACCCGACGATCCCGCACCGCGTGGCGGAAGAGGCTGAGGTCGTCATCTGGGTGAGACGCAAGGACGTGCTGACTGCGGAGCGTGTCCGGGTACTCCCCGGCTGGTGGCTGTCGGGGCCGGGGGTACTCGGCGAATAACAACCGCACATGTTTCCTTTCGCTTCGTCCGGCTACCCGTTTGCCTCGCGGGAGCCGGATTTTTTTATGGCCTCGCCCACGATCTGCGATGCCGCCGATGCCGCGTCCGTCATCAGGAATGCGTACCGCTTCGTGGTCTGGGCCTGACGATGGCCGAGAAGCTGGCCCACTGTTTCGAGGGCCAAATTGCGGCCGAGCGCGACCGATGCGTAGTACCGCCGCAGGTCATGGATGCGGAGGTTCGTGATGCCAGCTCGTCGGATCAGGTCGGACCACAACCCTGTCGGACACTGCATTGGCCTACCGCGTCGGCGTCCGCAGATGATGTAGGGGTTCCCGGTCTGTCGCGGCAGTTCCCGCAAGACCTCTCGCGCGTAGCTGTTCAGCGGGACGATCTTGGCCCCGCCCTTGGAGTCTGGCAGGTGCAAGCCGTCGCCGGTGACCCAGTCCCATCGGGCGTGCATGATCTCGTTCAGACGACAGCCCGTGAAGATGAGCAGTGCGACCAAGGCTGCAAAGTACGGTTGGTCGGCCCGGACGTCCTGTAGAGCCGCCAGAAGCCGGGAAGCCTCGTCCGGCTGGGGGTATCTGCGCCGCTGGTGCTCCTTGTACCGGCGAACGCGGACCGGATTGGCGTCGATCCAGCCCCAGTCCGTCGCCATCTCGAACGCCTTGTGGAGAACGGCGACCATTCGGTTCGCCTGATACGGGGTGTCCCGCATCTTGAGGTGCAAGGCCGATACGTCGTCCCGGGTCACGTCGGACAGGTTCAGACGCCCCAGCGTCGGCAGGATGTGCAAGTCGATGATCCTGGCGTAGTCCGTCCAAGTTCGGTCCTTGATGTGCGGGCGATGCTCCCGCTCGAACCGCTCCATCATCTGTGCCACCGTGCGGCGGCTGCGGCGATGCACCGCGGCTGGGTCTTCCCCGCGTGCGACTGCGACCAGCATCTCCCGTGCGAGTTCACGCGCCTCGGTGCGGGTCATGATCTCGAGGTTGCCCAGCTTCGGTCGCCGCTGCCGGCCCGTCCGGGTGCGGTAGTAGAGATACCATGCGGAGCCTCGCTGGTTCGTTCGCAGAGCCAGCCCCGGCACTTTGCCGTCGGGATCTGATGTGCGGCCAGAAGCTGCGGCGGGTAGCACTGGGGTAGCAGATTTTCGTGACATGGCGTGACCTCGGGTGTGTTGCGGGTAGTCACAAGTCATAGCCTTAGTTGGCTTTAATGGCAAGCCGTGGATTGCCGTGAATTGGCTTTAACTGACTCTGGATCAGCTAGTCCAGGTTCGAATCCTGGTTCCCCAGTTCTGACGTAAAGCCTTGCGGATACGCGATAAGTGAGACATGACGAACGGATAAAATGAGATCGCCGGGAATGTGCGGGGTAGCAGGCGGGGTAGCATCAGGACGGCGAGTAGAGGTGGTCGTAAGTCGGGTACTCGTCCAGTGCCCCGGCTGATCCGCGAAGGCTGATGCCTTCGTAGCTTGAATCGCCGGTGTGCGAGTTGCGGATGCGGCGGATGCGCTGGAATGCCGCCGTCAGGTCGCGGCTAAACACGTTCTTGGCTGTCGGATGTTTGCCCTCGGACTCGCACCACGTTTTCCATGCCGCATACAGTTCGTCCGTCGAAACACGGTGTCCCGAGCAGACCTCGCATCGGTCGCGAACGAACGCCGACACCGGACTCGCCAAGTCGTCCATCTCCTGAAGCATCTGCTCTGAGATGGTGGGCTGCTTGAACCGGCCGCGTTCCTTCAGGCGATGCCAACCCTCGATCGCCCAGTTCAGGATGCCCGGCAGTTCCTCAAGCAGGCGCGGCGTCAGTTTTGGATCTTCGCGCCCATAGAACGACTCCTCCAGCTTGAGCATAACGAACCGGCCCACGAGTGCCCCGGATGCGTCGGCGAACCGTGGCAGCTCATTCGAGAGGAACGTGAACCGGGTCGGGAGTTTCATCGTGGCGTGATTCGTGTACATGCGTCGGATGGTCAGGGTGTCCTCGCCGCTGATGCACAGCAGACGCTCGGTGATGATCTGGATGTCATTGCCGGAGAACCTGGCGTCAGACACGATCGCCAAGCTCTTGCCGATGAGTTGCTGGAGACCAAACTGCTCGCCGATGCTTTCGACGGTTGGGCCGGCCACGTTCTGTTCTCCGACCAGTGCCCGCAGAATCCGTGCGATTGTGCCCTTGCCAGACCGCTTGGGGCCGACGATCAGCATCATCTTCTGTTGAGACGTGTCCGGGGCGAGGCAGTAGCCGAACCACTCTTGAAGCAGGTCCATCGACTCAAGGTCGTCGTCCCATAGGTCTTGAAGGAAGTTGACCCACCGACTCGACAGGCCCGCTGATGGATCGTGGTCGAACGGCAGGGCGGCCGTGTTGAAGTACCGCGGCGTCGGCTCGATGCGCTGCATGGTCGGCAAGTGGAGCAGGAACGATCGGCATGCGATGATATGGTTCGGGTCGAGGTCCGGGGCTGGTGAGTCCCCGCTGAGCCAGCAGGCCGGCTGGACGTCCTGTGTCAACATCGTGTGGTTGCGCAGCGCGTCGATGGCATTGTTGATTGACGCGGAGTTGTCGGGAAACGGCGATGCCTCATACTCCCCGGTCTGCTTGTTCAGACGCTGCTGGACCGAATTGTGAAGCCAAGGATGGATTTTGGCCTTGAGCGCAGCGTCCTCCATCTCCGCCCAACGGTTGTTCTCCCATGCGAGGAACCGGCCCGCATGGTAGTGGAGCGTCATCAGGCCCTGTGGATGCCGGTGGAACTGTTCGACGTAGGCCACGGCAGTCGGCAAGGTGCGGTCCTTCGACAAAACCAGTCGCCCATAAGCGTCGCGCTGCCCCAGTGTGATCGGGACGAATGCGTCGTATTGCTGCGGTGGTGGGCCGGGCTCGCATTCGCCGGGCTCTTCCATCTCCGGCTCAGGCTCCTCGTCAACCGGCATCGCCCCGCAGACTCGAGCGCGTGGCCGTGCCCATTCCAGCAGGCGGGGCCAGTCCCAGCCCTCGGCCAAGGCGTCCGCCGCATCCCAGCCGTCAGCCTCCACGTCTTGCACGTCCAGAATCTTGATCTCGGGGCAGTGCGGACGGAGCAGGCCCGCGATCTGCACCATGACGGCGTGACCCGGCTGCTCCTCGTAGGGCATCTGCTGGCCCGCCATGGCGTGTCCGCTGCCGTACTGGTGGCGGTCGGCGTCAGGCCACAGGAGCAGCCTGCGGCCGTGGGCTGGCGTCCAGTCCACGTGATGCGCGGCCTTCGATCCGCCGGGCCATGTGATGACGACGTAGCGGTCGCCAACGATCTGGCGTGCGGCGTCGGCGGCCTTTTCGCCCTCCACGATCAGGACCGGGGCCGTCTTGTTCGCTGCCAGCAGGTCCAGACCGTAGAGCGGACGGGGCTTCTCAAACGAGAGGTTGCACCACCTTCGGTCCGTCACGTTCCAGACCCACGGGATGATCTGCTTGCGGTCGCCCGGCTGCCTCGGGTCGTGACGGCTGATGTGCCCGATAACCTGACCGTCCGCGGTGCGGTAGGTCCAGTGTGACGAGGCGGGGCCGTGGACCTTGTGTGAGAAGTCTGGAGATGGGGCATCCGCCGGGGGCAAGCCGATGGTCGTCTTGCGGGCTGGTGGTTTTCGTGCCGGCGTTCGCGGCTGCGAGGATGAGCCCGACAGTTGCCTTGCGGCGTCGGCCTGGCTGATGCCCTTCATGGCGGCGTACAGCGCGACGAGGTCGCCGCCTCTGGCTCCACCGGCAAAGTCGGCCCACTGGCCCGTCTCAGTGTTGATCGACAGCGAGCCACCCGGGTCGCCTGCAAGATTGCCCACGACGAACTCGCGGCCCATGAACCTGCCCTGGGGGAACCACTGAGGGAGCAGGCTTCGGGCCTGGCTCAACAGGTCGGCTGCGATGGCTTGGAAGTCGATGGGCATGTCTCTGGTCGATCGGTATGGCGTTACTGTTTGGTCAGTAGTGCGACCGCCTCAGCCTCGCTTGTGGCCCGGCCTGCGATTCCGCCAGCAGCAAGTACCTGTTCGATGAACTGCCGCTGGTGCGGCTCCAGCCGTCCGCCGGGCTTCTTGACCTCAATGGCGGTGAACACCGCAACGGGGATCCCGCCGATCACACGGGGCGTCCACCCAATCAGGTCGCTGGAGCCGTGGCAGAGCCCGTAGGCGATCCGCTGGCCACGCTGGTCGAGCAGGACCCCGACGTTGTTGCGGAACAGCCTGGAGCCCGCAGCAGTCGCCGCGATGCGGATGGCGTTCTGGATGTCGCGTTCGGTGGTCATGGGGATGGGTGGGGCTCACTGCCGGTTGTCGGTGAACACCGAGCAGGTGATGTGGCTGTCACGGTCTTTGTTGGCCAGCGCGAAAAGCTGCATCGATATGACCGTCGCGTCGAGCATCAGGAAGTACTGGCCCTCGTCGTTCTCCATGAGCGCGCCGATGGTTTTCCACTTGCCCTTGGTCTGGCCGTTCTTCTCGTAGGTTCCGGTTTTAACGGAGATGTCGCCGACTTTCCTTGACATGGTTGAACTCCGAATGGGGGGATGACCGGGCTGCGATGTGCGGTCCGGGTATCCCGAGATAGACGATGTGGCCGCCCCGTCGCTGTTGTCGTTTGCAGATCATGCCGTCAGCCTTGAGCGTCTGGAGCGACTGCTGGACCGCTGTCCATGCGTATCCGAAGTGATTGCGTAGCTCCATGCAGGTCGCACCAAGACAGCCCCGGCCCATGATCGCGTCGAGGACTTCATCCGTGATGTCCGCCGTGGTCCAGAGGTTCATCATGATGCGATTCTCCTTGCCCGGCGTCCGGCCATCACCGCTTCCGCCCAGCGACGAGGCGACTTGTACCCCCTCGCCCTGCCGATCTGTTCCAGTTCCTCCACAGTCCGAGCCTGGGCCTGCTCCTTGAACCGGCTCCGGCGCATCTGCTCGATCTGCTCCTTCGTCACTTCCTGAAGGTCGCCATCCGCTTCCGTGATCTCACGCTGCTCGACCTCGAAGATGTGGCCGCAGACCACACACACCGGCTTGCCGCTGGGCATCGCGGCATAGCACTTGGGGCACATTCGCACGCTCAGGGTGGGGTCCGACTTGCCCCGCTTGGCACGAGGCTTGGCGTCAAGGGTCCAGTCCCTCGGGTCGTCGGGCATGCCGTGCCGAGCGACGTTGCCGGCGTGATCGAGGATGATGGCGTGTTCCTTGCCCGGTGACGGCCTCAAGGCCCGTCCGACCTGCTGGAGGTACAGCCCGAGCGACTGGGTAGGGCGAAGCAGAATGACGGCCTCAATAGCCGGCAGGTCGAAACCCTCGCCGAACAGATCGACGTTCGACAGAATAAGCGTCTGGCCTCTGGCGAAGCGGTCGATGGCAGCGTCCCGCTGCTCAGTCGGAGTCTCCCCGTCCACGTGCTCAGCCGGGACGCCGGCCGCTAGAAACTGGCTGACGGCGCGTTGGCTGTGAATGCGGTTGACCGCGAACACGACGGCCCGTTTGCCCCGAGCCAGACGCAGGTAGTGCTGTACCGCGTCCCCGGTGATCGTGGGCTGGTCCATCGCGGCCCCCAGGCTCTTCTTGTTGAAGTCGCCGGCGATGGGGTTGACGCCGACCAGTTGCACGGTGGACGGCGCGTAGTACCGATACTCGGAAAGAAAGCCTTGGTCGATCAGCCAGCGGACGTCGGGCCCCTTAATCATGACGTCGAAGTGGTCGATGAGCCCGCGTCCATCCAGCCGTTCAGGGGTGGCGGTGAGGCCGATGTGAAGGGCCTTTGGGAACGCAGCCTGTGTCTGTGCCCAGGACGTCGATGCGCAGTGGTGGCACTCGTCCCAGACGATCAAGTCAGGTGGTTGGATTGCTGTCAGCCGGCGGGTGAGGGTCTGGATCGACGCGACTTGGATCAGCTCGCTCGGTCGCGGCAGGAACCCGGCGGAGATGATGCCGTGTGGTGTGGCTGCAAGGTCGAACGTCTTGGCCGACTGTTTGATCAGTTCACGGCGATGGACGATGAACCATGCCCGCTTGCCGCGGCTCCGGGCCGTGCCCAGCATGAACGCGGTCAGGGCCGTCTTGCCGCTACCGGTCGGGGACTGAATCAGCACACTGCGGACGCCTCGGGACAGTGCCGCGCGTGTCTCGGTGATGATGTCGGTCTGGTACGGCCGGAGCGCGAAAGTCATGCGCAGCCTCCATCCAGTCCGAGCATGTGGCGGGGAATGTACCGGAGCTTCATGCGGTGGCGGTCGCCCTTCTCGCCCATCAGCACGGCTTGCCGGATCGACTCTCGAAGCTGGGCCTCGGCACGGTTGAAGAGGTCGAACGCCTCCGCGTCGAGCCGGTGGGCGTCCTTGGTGATGGGCCTTTGTTCGAACCAGTCGGCGATGATGCCGTACTGGATGGCCGCCTGATAGACCGGAATCGCTGGGGGTACTTCGGGATCGCGTTCAACCTGCGGGGCGATGTCGAGCGTGCGGGGACGTTTGCGGGCGAGTGGCATGATCGCTTCTTCGTCTAATGACTATGAGCGGGCGGTTCATGTGGCGGTCACTCAGCACGGTAGTCCGGGTGATTCGGATCGGTCCCAAGGCAAAGCAGTGTGCATGCCCAGAAACGGCAGGATTCGATGAACTGACGCATGGCGGTGGCTCCTGAGAAAGGGGGGGGTGTGTTGACTCGACGTTGAGCATTATTCCATGTGTTGAGAAAAACGCAATACCCCCCGCAAAAAATTTTCAGGGTGGTCAAGCCCCGGCGGTCTGGGGCTGTGGATCAGCGGCGTCGGTCGCGGTTCTCAACTGGGGCTGGCCGATCAGGTCATCGGCGGTCAGGTCGAGACCCTTGTCCCTGGCGGCTTGCAGGATTGCATGCTGTTTCCTCGAGGGAATCAGGCCATCCGTGCCGCCTTCGGAGCGCGGCTTGTTCCAGCGGCTCACAGCAGACGGAGAGATTTGCAGGAGCTTGGCCAACGCCCGGCATCCACCAAAACGATGGACGACAAGGGCTGCCGGAGTGTGGGGTCCGAGACTGGTGCTGGTGCTGCTCATGGGGGCATGTTACGCATTTCGCAACAACGATGCAATGGCTCATCAGGTAAAAACCCACCCTCTGATCCGGACTGGAAATCCACAATTTCGCTTGCGGTCTGTTGCTAAAAATGCAACAATAAGGATCGATCTGGGAGCACAAGGAGTCTGTTCATGACCAAGGTTGACACCGCGTGGTTTAAGTCCGTCCTCGCCGAGCGCGGCATTTCTCAGCGGAAGTTTGCTGGGCGGCTCGGCATTGATCCGGCGTCGCTCAGCTACGCGATCCACGGCAAGCGAAAAGTGTCAGCAGCCGAGGCTGTTCGGATTGCTGACGAACTTGGCGTCAGCCGGGACGACGTTGACAGGGCCCTTGGGCTGTCTGCCAGAAAACACCGCGCTGCAGTTGATGTCGTCGGCGTGGTCGATCATCGGGGCATCATCCACATGGACCCCAAGTCGCCCATCGACAGGGTGACGGTCCCGCTGGATACACCTACCGGGGCCTATGGACTGCTGGCTCGATCGTCTGGCAGTGCGTTGGCCTACATGGACGGGGCGCTACTGGTAGTCGGTACGGAAACCACGCCTGCTGAGTGCATCGGTCGGCTGGCTGTCGTCGATGCGGATGATAAGACCCGTCTGGCCTACGTGCGACGCGGGTTGAGGCGTGAGCGTTACTCACTGCTGCTGCCGGCAACAGGCGAGGCCGAGGAGTCCGTGGACATCACGTCTGTTTCCCCGGTCCTCTGGATTCGCCCCTGATTTCACGCTGTAGACCGTCGGCGTCACCTCACGGCATCTCATTGTGGATAATTTTTGTTGCGAATTCCTCATTCGGGGCCTTGACATCGTCCTGAGTGTTGAGTAAAACTCACCATCGTTGCGAAGAGTCGTACCCCACACCCCTGTTCAGGAGTCACCGCCATGACTACCAGCCACGCCGCCATCATGTTGAGGAATCTGGCCGACAAGCTCGACCAGAACGGAATCCCGTTGGACCTTGAATGTGAGGTCTCGATCCACAACGTCTCACACGAGAAGTCTCTGATCGCCTGCCTGAAACTGATGCTTCCGGGCCCCATCGAGCGCCGCGGTCGCATTTACACCAACGGGACCGTGACGGCGTTTCTCACCGACGACTTCTTTCAGGAGTTCAACAAAGACCTGCCTGAGATCGCCGACCTCGTCGAAGCGGCTTCCGCTGCTCCTGCCACCACTTCCGCCGTCTGACCCACACCCACCACACCCCGTAACAGAGGAACCGCCATGCGTCGTACCCGCTTCACCCCCGACAATCAGGAACACTGGCTCAAGCTCCGGGCCGCCGACCTGACCAGCACCGAAGTTTCCGCCCTGTTCGGCTGCTCGCCGTACTGCACTCCGTTTGAACTGTGGCATCGCAAGCAGTCCGGAGACCTTGGCCGGATCGAAGAGAATGAACGGATGGTCTGGGGCAACCGGCTCCAGGATGTGATCGCCAAGGGCATCGGCGAGGACATGGGATTTCAGGTCCGCCGGCTGAACCAGTACATGCGGATCGAAGGGCTGCGGCTCGGCTCGTCGTTCGACTATGAGGTCGTCGATCATCCAGATGGACCCGGCATCCTCGAAGTCAAGAACGTCGATGCCCTCGTGTTCCGTGACGGCTGGCTGGTGGGCGACGATGGCGAGGTCGAGGCCCCGCCCCACATCGAGTTGCAGGTTCAACATCAGATGCTCGTCTCCGGCCGCACCTGGTGCGTGATCGCGGCGCTCGTCGGAGGCAACCGCGTCGTCACCATCTACCGCAAGTTCGATGAACAAATCTGTGCCCGCATCCTGACTGTCGCCGAGGCGTTCTGGGTGTCGGTCGATCAGGGCGTCGAGCCCCAGCCCGACTACGCCCGCGATGCCGACGTGATCAAGCGGCTCTACAGCCACGCCGAGCCCGGCAAGGTTTTCGACGCCTGTGGTGATGAGCGAATCGAAACGCTGATCGCGGAATACAAGCGGGCATCCAACGATGAGGCCAAGGCTGGCGAGAGAAAGGAAGCGGCCCGGTCGGAACTGCTCACCATCATCGGCGACGCGGAGAAGGTCGTCACCAACCTCGGTTCCATCTCCGCCGGCATCGTCGGTGAGGCTGAGGTCGCGTACACCCGCAAGCCGTACCGCAACTTCCGTGTCACGCTCAAGAAGGGCGTCAACATCGACGTCATGGCGTGAAGCGACGGTTGTTGTCCCGTGTCCCGTCGTCCTGCTATCCACCCCATCCCACACCATACTCGGAGTCCATCATGTCCACCGCACTCGTGCCATCCAGCAACAACACCGCCATGATTCCCATGGGCGACCTCGAACGCATGGCCATGGCCATCGCCAAGTCCGGCTTGTTCGGTCTCGATACGCCCGAGAAGGCCCTGTCGCTCATGCTCGTCGCCCAGGCTGAGGGGTGTCACCCGGCCATCGCTGCGCGTGACTACCACATCGTTCACAATCGGCCAGCCAAGAAGTCTGAGGCCATGCTGCGGGACTTCTTCTCCGCCGGCGGCAAGGTTGAATGGCATGTGCTCGATGACACCGTCGCTGACGCCACGTTCAGTCATCCTGCGGGCGGTGCCGTCCGCATCAACTGGGACCTGAATCGAGCGAAGAAGGCTGAGGTGACCAAGAACACAATGTGGAGCAAGTACCCCCGCCAGATGCTCCGCAGCCGGTGCATCAGCGAGGGCGTTCGCACTGTGTTCCCGGGAGCGACCAGCGGAATGTATGTCGCCGAGGAAGTCGCGGACATCCCCATCAACTGCAGCGCGGTGTTTTCTGGCAGACAGCCCAAGGGCCCTGTCAACGTCGTCCCGGCTGACGCCAAGTTCGTCAGCAATCCGAACAGCCTCGAGGAGCCGCGCCGCACCAAGCTCGTCGAGCAGGTCAAGCCCCAGGCTCCGGCCACGTCCGACAAGCTGGAGGCTGAGACGGTTGTGGAGTTCATCGACCTGATCGAGTCCTCTGAAACCATGGTCGAACTCAAGGCCAACTACGGCAAGGCCTACGTCGCGGCCAAGACCGCCAAGGACGATGAGGCGATGGCGAAGTTTGAGGAGGTCAAGGAGTCCATGAAGGCGAAGCTGGCCGACAAAGCCGCCACGCCCAAGCGGACGAAGGCTCTGGTCCAGCAGACCGGACAGCAGAGTGGCGGTCAGCGGCAGGCTGCGACTGCGGCCCAGTCCACCAGCGACGACATCATCGACGCCGAGGTTGTCGACCGTGACGCCGACATGGATCAGCGTGTCGCCGATGACGACGGCGGGGTGATCTGATGGTGAACGCCACTCAAACAGCAGAAGCAGCCGACGTTTTGCTCACGTCTGAGCAGCTGGCCGAGCGCTGGTCGGTGTCGCCGGGAACGCTCCAGAACTGGAGGCTTGCATCCAAGGGGCCGGCCTACATCCGGATCGGCGGCGGCTTGCGGAGCCCTGTGCGGTACAGGCTCCGAGACATCGAAGTGTACGAACAGGAACACATCATCCGCCCCCGACGTGGGGCGTGAAAGGAACGACGATGGAATCCAACACTGTGCAACCCACAACCGTCCGTGAATGGCTGGAGATGCTGGAGAGCGGCTGCAGCTACCGCAACTGCTGCTATCTCGGTATGGCGAAGCGGCGGAGGCTCGCCCCTTGATAGACAACAACAAACTTAATGAAGGCTTGGCCCTCACCCGCGCTGGCGTTTGGATGATGGTGGCGTGGTCGTACCGCAACAGCGGCAAACACTTCACGCTCGAACATGTGGAGCAAAAGGTTGGGGCAGCGAGCGGCTACGCCCCCGCAGTTCTCCGCATGGGCATGGGCATGGGCATCTTTCTGAAGTCCACTATCCCCGAACATTTCACGGTCGACCGCAATCGGCTGTCGCAGGTGTGTGGCTTCAAGCCTGACGGAAGCGGTCTTTTCTCTGAAGAGGTGTCGTGAGCTTTCCAACGATGAAGGTTGTGCCGATCACCATGAGCAGCAGCAGCAACATCGAGTGGACCGAAGCGACCTGGAACCCCGTGGTAGGCTGCAGGCCCGTGTCGCCCGGCTGCCTCAACTGCTACGCGGCCCGGATGGCCCGGCGGCTGGAGGCGATGGGCAGGCCGGAGTATGCCCCGATCGTGACCGCCACCGACACGCGGAGTGTGAGTCAAATCCAGCGTGAGGACAACCTCAGTTATGCCTCAGCCCTGCGGAAGAAACAGAGCGGCGAAACGATCCGCATTGCCGAGGTTCGCGGCGGTCGGCCTGTGTTCACAGGCTTGGTGCGGATGGTCCCCGACCGGCTGACGGACCCGCTCCACTGGCGGAAGCCGAGGCGTGTGTTGGTCAATTCGATGAGCGACCTGTTCCATGAGGCGGTGCCGTTCGAGTTCATCAACCAGGTGTTCTCGGTGATGGCCCTGGCGCCGCAGCACACGTTTCAAGTGCTGACGAAGCGGCCTGAGCGGATGGCGGAGTATTTATCACAATTGCAGGCGGCAGCGGACGCACATGTGCAGAGCACTGTGAAAAAAGAGTTTACGCCAGTTGACGTGATTCGCTTCCGATGGGCGATGGCTCGTCGCTTGGGGGGGCCAGCTTCTGGCTGGCAAACTGTTGGTCCCGTCGTGCCTCACGACATTCCATGGCCCCTCCCCAACGTCTGGCTCGGGGCGAGCGTGGAAAACCAGGCGACGGCGGACGCGAGGATTCCCCACCTGCTGCGATGCCCGGCGGCGGTGCGGTTCATCTCGGCAGAGCCGCTGCTGGAGGAAGTCGATGTGCGCCCTTACCTACACCGCGCATCGCATCGGGTTTGCCCCAAGTGCCTGTTCGCGTCCAACCTGGCCGACGACACCACATGCCCAAACGACGGCGAGAAGCTCCGCAGAGATATCGCTCTTGACTGGGTCATCGTCGGCGGCGAATCAGGCCCCGGCGCGAGGCCGTGTCGGATCGCATGGATCAGGAGCATCGTTCGTCAGTGTGAAGCAGCGGGTGTGCCGGTGTTCGTGAAGCAGCTCGGCTCCAAGCCTGAGGGCGACCCGACACCGCCGCCCATTTACAACCCAGAGACCGGCGTCACGCGGCACAGGGTCATGCAGGTGGTTGACATCCGCTCCCGCAAAGGCTCCGACCCGTCCGAATGGCCCAAAGACATAGATAAGCGGCAGATGCCGGAGGTGGGGCGATGAGCCACCAAAACTTCGAAGCCAAGGTAATACGAACGCGAAAAGCCCATCGGTGCATCTGGTGTGGCGAGGACATCGCAAAGGGCGATGAATGCGTAGTGGCGACAGGCCTTTTTGATGGTGAGTTTTATTGCAATCGCTTCCACCCGGAATGTGACGGGGCGGCTTTGGAGTACCACCTGCAAAATGGATACGACGATGGCTTTGACCCTCATTCCTATAAACGAGGGAGCCTGGAGTCGGGGGTGGGGCGATGAAGGTTGTTCCAATCACCGTGAAGGCGGCTGTCCAGTTCGTCCGGGCCACGCATCGGCATCTTCCGGAATTGCAGGGTGGCCTGTTTGCTGCCGCTGTCGCTGACGATGCCGGGGCGATCCGAGGGGTTGCGGTGTTCGCCAATCCCCCCCGCGTCTGGCAGGGGACCGGCAGGGGCGTCATCACCCGCGTCGCAACCGATGGAGCCGACAATGCCTGCTCGATGCTTTACGGGGCTCTGTGCCGCGCCGCGAAGTCTCTCGGCTACGTCGAGGCGTGGACGTACACGCTGCCGGAGGAGCCTGGGACCAGCTTGCGAGCCGCTGGATTCCGGGACATGGGCCTGACTTCTGGCGGGGAGTGGTCGCGTCCATCACGGACGAGGGCATCAGCTCGCAGGCCGGAGCCGAAGCGACGGTGGATGCGTGTGCTCAAGCAGATGCCGGAGGTGGGGCGATGAGCGGCACCACACTCCCAGCGATCGTTTTCATCGTGGCGCGTGGCTACGGGTACCTGTTCGTGGCCCAGAGCGTCTGGTGGGCTTCGGATCCTGATCGACGCGGGGCCCTGGGCCCACACGACGAAGCCGGACATGGTCTGGCCCAAGGGGGGCGATGTGCTCGTGGGCCTCCGAAACCTCCTGATCTTCTGGCTCTTGGCTCCGATCGCCATCACGGGCCTGATTGGCAGCTTTCACGCCCTCGGCTGGCTCGTGCAGTGGCTGGCCGGTGGTTGACTCTCGACGGATCGAGGGTCTGGGTCGGTCGGTGACTTGACGGCACCGCCCGGCCCGGTACGGCGGGATGGAGCAGTGGTAGCTCGCCTGGCTCATTCCCAGGAGGCCGCAGGTTCGAATCCTGCTCCCGCTATTCATACTCCTCCTTTTCGCCCCGCCCCGTCTGACCGGCGTGGCTGGGGTTTTCGAAAGCCTCGGGGATGTAGCTCAGTTGGTAGAGCGCCTGCTCCGCAAGCAGGAAGTCGTCCGTTCGAGCCGGACCATCTCCATTTCCGAATCGGTCTTCTGAAAGGAGCCACGTCATGACCCAGTGCTTTCTCGACATGCCCCCGGTTCAAATCCTCGAGGCCCAGGACTGCCCCATCTGCGGCGTGGTGATGCCCGTCCGGTGGTGGGCCGCTGAGCACCATGGGCAGCTCATCTGCTCGCCGACGTGCTTTGAGCGGCACGCGACTTTGGTGGCCAACAACAGGGTGGTGAGTTTTGCCGGCGTGACGTGGCGAAGGTCCGAACTGCTCCAGAAAGCAGCGGAACTGGAAGAAGAGGCTGAATCCCTGCGAAACGAAGCGTTTTCTCGTGAAAACCTCGCCATCGAAATGCGTGACGCGGCCGACGGGTTGGTACCGATCGGCTGAGCACCACAACCAATTTCTGGAGATGACCATGGCATCGATCTGGACCGCCCCCGATGAAATCCGCAACCTCATCAAGCGTCTCAAAGACGCGCACCACCCCCATCTGAGCGCGGCCAGCGTGTGGGCCCAAGGGTTCCCTGACTCCTACGTGATCGACCACGACATCACTGGCAGGCCCATCACTAAGACTGGTCAGGTGCGGATGGTCGGCAACAGTGTGAGCCCTGTCATGTCGGAGGCGTTGGCGGCGGCTAATTTGGTTCCGAAGCCCGATAACTGCCGCTCTCCTCAGCGCGCGGGGAGCGCGCGGCGCGCGGGGCGGCGCGCGGGGCACCCTGTTTAACGCCCCCAAAAACGCGGTTTGTTTGCCAAATACCGATCCAGCCAACCCGCCTTTTACGCCCCCGCTTGCCATTTTGGTCGGGGGCTTTTTTTTGCCCGCCGCTGATCGTAACTTCAGGCCCCATCAGAACATTGACGAGGTTTGACGCGATCTGTCGCGGCTTGCCATTTTGATCGTCATCTTACAGCAGTGGACAGCAAACTGCCCGTGGCCGTGTTCTCCCTCGAAATGTCCAAGCAGCAGCTTGCCGAGCGACTGCTCAGCGCCCGCTCGGGTGTCGACAGTCAGCGGATGCGCCGCAACATGCTCAACTCCGAGGAGCTTGCCCGCCTGCAGGAGACAGCCGACGAGCTTTCGCAGGCTCCGATGTTCATCGACGACACGCCGGGCATCAGCGCGATGGAGCTGCGTGCCAAGGCCCGCCGCCTCGCTTCGCAGCAGTCGATCCAGTGCATTGTCATCGACTACATGCAGCTCATGAGTTTCCCCGGCTCCGAAAGCCGCCAGGCCGAAGTCTCGGCCATCAGCCGCTCAGTCAAAGCGCTGGCCCGTGAACTGCGGGTGCCGGTGATCTGCCTGTCGCAGCTCAACCGCAACCCCGAGGGCCGAGAGAGCAAGAAGCCGATGCTGTCGGACCTCCGCGAATCGGGCTCCATCGAGCAGGACGCCGACGTGGTGATGATGCTCCACCGTGAGGCGTACTACCACAACGGCGATCAGGAGTGGGCTGCGGAAAACGCCGGCAAGGAGAACGTGTCGGAGATCATCATCGCCAAGCAGCGCAATGGCCCCACCGGCATCGTCGAACTGCTCTTTGACGGCAAAACCACACGCTTCCTCAACTTGTCGCGGGAGTGGGCATGAGCCGCAAAAAAAACCTTCGCACCCCCCTTGACACGCATATCACATATGATATTATCTGGGCGTCGATCGGGTGATCGACAGCCCGCGCCTCGGGGCACACTCAGGGGCAGGAGTCGAACATGTCCATCAAGTCCTACACTGCCGCAGAACTGGCCGCCCTGACCGCCGACGAGCTGGACGAATTGCTCGACCAGATGATCGACGACATTTACGTCGACCCAGACGAGTCGACCCAGCTCGACGCCGACGACATCGAATCGGTGCCGGGCCTCCTGGACCGGATCATCGCCGGCCCGACCAATTGGGCTGCCGAGATCGACAGCGGCGAGGGTGGAGATCGGGACATCCGTGGCCGCAGCCTCCTTGAGGCCGTCCTCATCGCTGAGCGGTGGGCTCGCCGCGGAGACTGGGATCTCGAAGATGGCGGGCTGTCGGTCGAGGTGGCGGTCTATCATCCCCGGATCGAGTCGGAGGTGGTGGGCGACGAGTCGGAGATCGACATCCTGCCAGATGAGCCCGAGTGCCCGATGGGGGTGCATTACTGGTCCGCCGCGCATGAGGGCGGCTGCCGAGAGAATCCTGGCGTGTGGTCCACGGGTGGGACCGGCATGGAGTATCACTCGCACTGCCTCTGCTGCGGCATGAGCCGCGTCGTCAGGGAGACTGGCCCGCAGCGGAATCCTGGGGCCGCCGACACGACTCGCTATGGCGAGCCCGACCCCGATTGGGTTCGTGATCACATCGGCGTCGAGGAGGCCGACGCGCTGGTCGCCGCCCTCGAGTCCTGACCCTCGCCAGAGCCCCCTACGGGGGGCCATGGCCAGGGCCGGAGTCGGCCTGATCCACAGCCCGCGCCTCGGGGCACACTTAGGGGCGAGGAGCCTGACATGTCTGATGATCTCATCCCTTACATCGCATACCCTGGCGACGCTCCGCCAGAACTCTGCGAGTTCCCCCCGGACTACGATTTTCGGGGGCACACCTGGTCGTACTTTCGAGCCTCTCCCGATGAGGCGAAGCAGGCGATGGAGACCCATCGCCAGAACTGGCCCGAGCACACCCCGGACCCGCGTCTGGTCGAGATGGCGGGTGGCAAGAGGATCGTGGACGCCGTGTGGGATGGAGACCAATACCACGTCGATCCATCCACTCAGGATGTCGACTGTGGGGTGGGCGATGGCCACGGCGGGTGGCTATCTCTTGATGGCCACGTCTGGACCCAGAACGGAGGCGGCAAGCCTCTGGGTAATTTCGACAGTGTGTCGATCCGTCTCGTGGGCGGCCCTCGGGATGGGGAGATTGTCTGATGGTGCGGAACATCCTGCACATCACCCTGGAGACGGGGGACTCGGTCATGGTACCGGCGTCGCATGTTCAGCCGGCGAGCCGGCGGGTGCTGGGGCCGATCGTGGAGCAGCTCGTCCGGGAGGGGGCGGCGATGGTCCCTGTGCCGGGCCCGCGTCCGTGGCGGCTGTCTGGGGCGGCGGAGCCTGGGCGGTGTTTGTCCGTGACGGTGCAGGCTCGTCTGGTGGTCTGGGTCGATGTGGTTTGGCTGGGGGTGGCGCTGCACAGCCGGTGTGGGGCGGTGGTCTGGCGGGCCATGCACTCGGTCCAGCCGCACGCGACGGATGCGAGCCGGCAGCCCGCAACACCCTGGCTGGCCACGCGGATCATGCCGTCGGCGGTCCTGTTGCCGCCGGAGGAGCTGCGGGAGGCGATGGCGTGGATGGCCGACCTGTCGGAGTGTCTGGCGTGGGTCTGGGCGGAACAAAAGGATCAGAGTCCGCGATGACACAGGACGCATCATCTGACGCATCGACCGACGCCCAGGGCCGGGTGCTGCGGGCCATCGAGGCCGCCATGGCTGAGCGCGGCATGACGCAGCGGGAGTTGGGGGCGGCGATCGGCATGGCCCAGCCCAATGTCCATCGGATGCTGTCCGGCCGGCATGTGATCAGCGTGGATCGGCTGGTCGAGGTGGCGGCGGCGATCGGGCAGGTCGACCAGGATGTGGTCGTCGAGGCGCTTATTGGCAGTCTGTTCTCGCGCGCGGGGAGCGCGCGGCGCGCGGGGCGGCGCGCGGGGCGCCCTGTTTAACGCCCCCAAAAACGCGGTTTGTTTGCCAAATACCGATCCAGCCAACCCGCCTTTTACGCCCCCGCTTGCCATTTTGGTCGGGGGCTTTTTTTTGCCCGCCGCTGATCGTAACTTCAGGCCCCATCAGAACATTGACGAGGTTTGACGCGATCTGTCGCGGCTTGCCATTTTGATCGTCATCTTACAGCAGTGGACAGCAAACTGCCCGTGGCCGTGTTCTCCCTCGAAATGTCCAAGCAGCAGCTTGCCGAGCGACTGCTCAGCGCCCGCTCGGGTGTCGACAGTCAGCGGATGCGCCGCAACATGCTCAACTCCGAGG